ATGGAGAGCCTTAAGGCAAGGATCAGGAGGATACGGGATGGACATTGAGAAACAGATGCAGGAGGAGATCAACCGCCAGAGGGAGATCCATAACCGGGTTCTTGTGTGGGACCCGGAGACCGGACGCAGGGAGTACCGGGAAGGCTACAGACCGGGGGACAAGGGATACCTGCCGCCGGCGACGGAGTTCATTACAATTCGGTTCCGGAACGGGGTGATCGTAATGCCGGCGGACGATTTCAATCGCCTGCCAAAAACGAAACAGAAAAAACTGATGCGGTGGTAACAGGAGGGAAGAAATATGTTTGTGAAACAGATTGATATGGCAAAAGCCCTGGAGCTGGCGGCGAAGGGGATGGAGATCAAGGTCCTGGCCCCGATCGGCCAGGAAGGCGGCTGGGAGAACCTGGCCCCGGATACTCTCCAGCACATGCTTGAGGGAGTGATGTTCTTCCGGCAGGAACCGGCGATGGAGAAGGAGATCCTGCCGGTGGTTTCTGGAGAGGAGCCAGAACCGCCAGCAGAAAAGTCCCTGTCGGATCTCACGAAGGAATTGAAACAGGCCAGACCGCAAAAAGGGAAGCTGGATGTGGACATCGGGAAGATGAAGGCCCTGCGGGAGGCCGGATGGAGCTACGCGAAGATCGCGGATGAGATGCGGATCAGCGAAGGGAGCGTATATAACTATCTCGAGCGGGCAGAGGAGGAAGAGCGATGAAAAATAAAGAGGGTTACCCGGATCCGACCGCGGGCAGAGCGATCCGGGAGGCTGACCGGCCGCCGGAGCACGTGGTCATGTTCCGGCGGATGCTCAAGGCAATGAGCATCATCTTCCGCCTCCGGATCCTGGGCAAGGTGACGATTGTGGATGAGAAAGGACGGCGGTGGTGACGAGAGCGGAAGTCGTAAAAAAGAGAACATATTTGGAGGGAAAAATGAAAAATTGGAAGTTATCAGCGATTATTTTAGGATCTGTGTTAGCAGTGATTTTGATGTGTGTAACGGGTGTGCAGTGGTCACAGAATCGAGCAATTAGTCTGGAAGAAGCAGTTTACACCGCTGAATCAGATATTAAGGTACAAGAGAAACGTCGAGTTGATTTGGTATACAATCTGTCTGATTGTGTAAAGCAGTATGATGAACATGAGTCAGAGACATTGACCGGACTTGCAGATGGTATGAGTAAAGGAAACAATGTCGAAGATGTAAGTACAGCGATTGCAGCCGTTACATACGCTTACCCAGAATTGAAAAGTAACGAGAACTATAAGCAGCTCATGAATGAATTTTCCATTACAGAAAATATGATTGCTCAGTACCGGGAGAACTACAATAAATCCGTGACATCTTATAACCGATATGTGAAGAAGTTCCCGGCAAGGATTTTTCTTAATTGGACAGGATATAAGGTTTTGGAGTTTGAAAGATTAGATTATCAAGCACCAGTTGATGCACCGCAGAATCTTTTCGGAGAATAATCATGGAGATTACCAAGAGGGAAATAATAATCAGTATTTCTATATCGGTAGTTATGCTGATAATTGGTCTCTTTATATCGGGAAAAATTACTGATATACAGAACGATAGAAATGCTGAATATCAAAAGGCAGTACATATTGAGGATTCTGAGTTATTCCAGCATGGCATGGATACCAATATCGGAAATGCGTTTGTGTATGGAGACTTACGGGCGGTTGATGCAGTGACTTTTGATGAGATCGGAGGGAAATATCTGTATGTTGAGAAAATTAAAGAGAAATACACCATGCATACTCGTGTGGTTACCTATACCACTGGTTCTGGAAAGACTATGCAGACGCATACACGTACCGAAACATACTGGACTTGGGATGTAATCGGAAGCGAAGAAAAGGAAAGTAAAGAAGTGAAATTCTGCAACGTTGTCTTTCCTGCGATTAAAGTGCAGAGGCCGGATCCGGAGTTTATTAGAATGATAAACGAATCGAACCATATCAGATATAAATACTACGGAACACCTATAAAGCATACAGGAACAATTTACACTGTATTATCATATGGGACTATTTCTGATCGATCCAAATTTTTTAAGGATTATACGATCGATCAGGCTTTGGAAAGTTGTACCGCAGAAATGTGGAATGTTGTTTTCTGGTGTGTGTGGGTAATTGTGATATGTGGTTGTGTATACGGATTTTGTTATCTGGATAATTGGTGGTTGGAAGATTAAGGCGTAGGAGGTGAGGTCGTTGAGGATTAAAATCACGCGGAAGTTATTGGACAGTTACCGGAAGATGAAGCGGGAGATTCCGACTCTGGAAGAAGAACTCGAAGAAATGAAACAGGGAGATAATGGCCTTTGTAACAGTACTATTTTAGATTACCGCACAGGGGAGCCCAGGCCGCAGTCAGTAGTAGGTTTTAATCAAGACCTATATGACAGGAGGCAAAAGATACTGGACGGGAAAAAAGCCAAATGCAAGGCTGTCGAGAAGTGGATCAATGCCATTGAGGATGGGCAGACGCGGTGCGTGTTTAAGATGTTCTATTTGGATGGGATGACATGGGATCGGATTGCGGTTAAAACTGGATATTCCAATAGTCCAGACTATCCGCGGCTGATGATTCGGGACCGGTATTTAAAAGAACAAGGGATTCGCTAAAAAAAGTTCGTTTTATTCGGAATATTCGTGTTACAGTATACTAGAAGCCAAAGGCACGCAGGGCGGCGGCTCCTACCCCCGTTCCAGCCGGGTGTCACAGCCTGGCTGGGGAATCGGTTCTGACGGTACACCATGGGAAACCTAAAGACTGTCACTGCCCTGGATTGTGCTGGCCAGGGCATAAAGGACTTTTAGCTCAGTTGGTAGAGCGTGTGGCCGTTAATCACATTGTCCCAGGTTCAATTCCTGGAGGGTCCGTTTGCCTGGTTTCGGGATCTCCAACCCAGACATTCCAGGCCAGAGAGGCATCCTCGTGAGAGGGTGTCTTTTTGTTTTATAATGGGCCTATTAGCACTCGATGCTTGACAGTGCTAACAATTGTGTTATAATATGTGTGTAGAGGGTATTTTTGTATCATATGTAAAGACTGCGAGTTGTTTATAACTTGTTAGATTTATTTTTAATGTCGAAAAGGAGAATAAGTATGAAATGCTATGTGTTTGTAGATAACTCAAATGTATGGATTGAGGGAAAGTATGTGTCAGCAGTAAAGAAGGGTCTTGCCAGAGACATCGTGGATGCACATAATAAAAAAGCGTGCGATAATTCGTGGAAAATGGATTTCGGGAAATTACTCAATTGTATTGTAGATGGAAATACAAGTAGTGTTGAAGAAGCTATCATCGTTGGATCAAAACCAACCCAGAAAGATAGTTTGTGGAAAGCGATGGAAACCGCTGGATTTAAAGTTGAAACACAACAGAGGAATGCATCGAATAGAGAAAAAAAGATTGACACTGGAATTGTGCAGAAGATTAATGATAAATTATATGATGCATCTGAAGAAGGAGATATCTTTATTCTTGCAATGGGGGATAAGGATTATGTCCCAGTAGTAGAAACAATTGAGCGAAAAGGGCGAGTATGTAAGATTGCTTTTTGGGGGAATGTAGCTGGAGAGCTTGTTGCAGCAGCATCAGAGTATTTAAATTTGGATGATCATTTGGATGAAATTTCACATTAGTTACTCTTGGTGTATGTATCTTTGTGTAACTTGGTACTGAACAAATGGATAAAACGCTTAGAGCAAAAGAGATAGCTTCGGCTATCTCTTTTCCTTTACCCAAAAACCAACGAATAGGAGGTGATCGACATGGCCAGAGCGCCGGATCCGAGAATTGATGAGGCGAAGGCCATGTACCTGAAGGGTGTGAAGCTGGTGGAGATCGCACACCGGCTGGATCTGCCGGAGGGAACGGTCCGCCGGTGGAAATCCACGCATAAGTGGGAAAGCGAACGTTCGGATAGAAAAGGTGAACGCTCGAAAAGAAAGAGAGGGGCGCAGCCGGGCAATAAAAACAGCTCTGGCGGTCCACCAGGAAACAAGAAAGCAGTTACCACAGGAGAGTTTGAGACTCTCTTTTTTGATTGCCTGGAACCGGAAGAACAGCAGCTGGCGGCATCTGTCCCGCCGGATAAAGAGCAGCTGCTCCTCCAGGAGATCCGGCTGCTGACTGTAAGAGAGCACCGGATGCTTAGGCGGATCGATCTGCTCCGGATGTCCATGGATGACTCCGGGGAGGTGTCGGGGGATGAAACCGGCATGACTGCGGTTGGGCATAAAAGGGGCCTTGAAAAGGACAAGGAGACAGATCTCACGGAGTACCGGGGCAGGCTGGGCCAGATCCAGAACATAGAGGATGCCCTGACCCGTGTACAGGCCCGAAAGCAGGCAGCCATCGACTCCCTGCACCGATACGGCGTGGATGACGCCCGCCTGGAGATCGAGCTGATGCGGCTTGACCTGGCGGTGAGAAAGGCCGGCGGTCTGGATGATGAGGAGGAGCCCGAGGATGACGGCTTCCTGGCCGCGCTTAGCGGAGCAGCGGAGGATTGGACAATGGAAAAGAAGGTGGAGAATGATGAAGAAGAGACGGCCGATATTTAAATTCCAGCGGTTTTCAAAAAAACAGCGACAGATTTTTACCTGGTGGGCAGACAGCAGCCCTGTAAAGGATGCAGCTGGTATCATTGCAGATGGGGCGATCCGGTCCGGGAAGACGGTCAGCATGTCTTTGTCCTTTGTGATGTGGGCCATGGAAAGGTATGATGGACAGAATTTCATCATGGCCGGAAAAACCATCAGTTCCTTTAAACGGAATGTTCTCCAGAACCTTAAGATGATGCTGACAAGCCGGGGATACCGTTGGACATACCACATTTCCGGGGACCTCCCCAACATGCTGGAAGTATCCAGGAAGGGCAGGACAAATTTCTTTTATGTCTTTGGCGGTAAGGACGAAGGCTCCCAGGATCTGGTGCAGGGAATTACGGCCGCCGGGGCTTTTTTTGATGAGGTGGCGTTGATGCCGGAATCTTTTGTGAACCAGGCCACAGGCCGCTGTTCTGTCGAGGGGGCAGCCTGGTGGTTCAACTGTAATCCGGCGGGTCCGATGCACTGGTTCAAACAGGAATGGATCGATAAGAGAAAAAAGAAAGAACTGCTGTACCTGCATTTCACCATGGATGACAACCTAAGCCTTTCTGAACGGGTAAAAGAAAAGTACCGGGAAATGTATGCCGGTGTGTTTTATCTCCGATATATCAAGGGCCTGTGGGCGGTGGCAGAGGGGCTGATCTACACCATGTTTTCGGACCAGAACATGTATGCAGATGCAGACCGGCCAGTGGCATTAAAAAGTACGGCTGTGAAAACGATCACAGTAGATTACGGAACTACAAACCCATGCGTGTTCCTCGAAGTATGGGACGATGGGGAGACTCTGTGGGTGGACCGGGAATACCGCTGGGACAGCCGCTCAGAGGACGCGAGACGCAGCGGGAACCCGCAGAAAACGGATTCGCAGTATGCGGATGACATGGAGGACTTTATGGGAACAGACCCAGAAAGCCAGTGCATGGTTGTGGTTGACCCGTCAGCGGCTTCCTTCATCGCAGAGCTTCGCAGCCGCGGTGTATACGTAAAACCCGCCAATAACGAGGTGGTGGATGGGATCCGTGTGGTCGGATCCCTGCTTGGAAGGCGTGGAATCCGGATCAACAGGGACAACTGCAAAGGACTGATCGGGGAGATGCGGTCCTATGTCTGGGATGATAAGGCGGCAGAACGGGGAGAGGAAAAGCCGGTCAAGCAGAAAGACCATGGACCGGATGCACTGAGGTATTACTGCTATACGGTCCTGCCGAAGTGGCGGATCGGCGCATAGGAGGGAATATATGGCACAGAAACAGAATACGGGAACAGAGGCGCCTGTCGTGACGATGGACGCCTTTTCCAATCCGGCGGCAAGGATCGGGTTCGGGACGCTGGACCTTCTGCAGGCGACCGAGTACCCCATGACCCGGATGACGCAGAATTACCAGCTTCTGACCAGCCTGTACCGGGAAAACTGGATCATCCAGAACATCATTGCCACGATCCCCAATGATATGATGCGGAAATGGTATGATCTGAGGACTGGGGCTGATCCGGAGTACTTAAAGCAGATGATCCGCCTGGAGAGGCGGACGCAGATCCGGAAGAAACTGCTCCTGGGGATGTACTGGGGGAGGCTTTATGGCGGAGCCGCAGGAGTGATCCTGATCAAAGGACACAACGATATGAGCCGCCCGCTGGAACTGGATGCGGTCATGCCGGGAAGCTTCCTGGGACTTCATATCCTGGACCGGTGGAATGGCATTTATCCGGAAACAGATCTGGTATCCGATCCGGAGGATCCGGATTTCGGTCTCCCGGAATTTTACATGATCCGCAATGAAGAGACCGGGATGACGGCGGCCCGTGTCCACCACAGCCGGGTGATCCGCTTTATCGGCCGGGAACTCCCCTGGATGGAACAGGTGACAGAGCAGTACTGGGGAGAATCGGAGATCGAAGCGGTCTATGAAGAACTTACCAGGCGGGATAATGTGGCCGGGAACATCGCGGCCCTTACTTTCCGGGCGAATATCAATTACCAGGAAACGGACGGGCTGGACCAGCTTCTGGGGACGGCCAACACGGAAATGCAGCGCCGCTTCTGGAACACCATGGCGGCCCAGTCGGTAATGGAAAGTAATTTCGGGACAAGGATGATCAATAAGGGGGATGCGATCCACAACACACAGTATACCTTCACAGGCCTTCCGGATGTCTATGACCGGGTCATGATGGATGTGGCCGGGGCGGCACGGACACCGGTGACGAAGCTTTTCGGACGGTCTCCCGCAGGGATGAATGCAACAGGGGAATCTGATCTGAAGAATTATTATGACTATATTGACGGACTGAGGGAGACGGAACTTCGTGGAATCATTGAACGGCTGCTTCCGGTCATGGCATTATCAGCATGGGGGACGATCCCGGACGATATGGAGGTTGTTTTCCCACCGATGCAGACACCGGATGCCAGGGAAGTGGCGGAGATCACGGAGCGGAAGAGCAACGCAGTCCTCGCGGTTTATCAGAATGACCTCATTGATGCGGCGACGGCCATGCAGGAGCTGAAGCAGCTGTCAGATGAAACCGGTCTGTACAGCAAGATTTCTGATGAAGCGATCGAAGCCGGAAGAGGTGTGTTTTATTCGGACAGCCGGCTGCGGGACCCGATGTCCGGCCTGGAGTTTCCGGGAAATCCGGAAGAAGGGGGCGGAGGATTAGAAGATGGCGAAGAAGATCCGGCCGGCGAAGGAAACTGATGTGACCGCATATCTGCGGAGGCTGTTCCTTAAGACGGAGCAGGAGCTGATCCGGGAGATCATGAGAAAGCGGTCTGCCGGATATGTGGATTATGCGGAGGCAGCGGCCCTGGAACGGGTCCAGAAAATCCTTCAGGATATGGTGGACGATTCCTGGGAGTATATTCCGGAAATGATCGAGACTATTTTTTACCATTCAGACAAGGATGCAGCCGGTTATGCCAATGCCAGGACGCTCACAGCGGCCCAGACGGACGTTGTACAGCAGCTGTCCAATAATCTGCTGGGTGAGATCATGGAAATGGCGGGGACGGCCAGAAAAAGCGTGGAGGCTGTGTTTACCATCGCCAGACTGGAAAATGATCCGTTCCGGAGGCTTACCCTGGAACAGGTCCTGCGCCAGGAGGCGGCGGGCAGTCCGTGGATCAGAAGCAGCAGGGACCTGGTAAAAAAGATGGAACAGGACGGGATCACGGCATTCGTGGATAAGTCCGGCCGCCGGTGGAGCCTCCGTGCATACGGAAATATGGCGGTGCGCACCACGGCCCGGCAGGCGGAGGTGGCCGCGCTTTTGACGGCCGATGATCACGATCTCTGGCAGATCATAAAGATCGGCAGCACGTGTCCGGTATGCGCGCCTCTGGAAGGTCGGGTCTATTCCAAAAGCGGAACAGATCCGGATTATCCGCCGCTATCGATGGCCTTCGGGAAGGTGGATCCGGCAGGAGGGGACAACCTGGCAAACACCTGGCTGAATATCCACCCAAACTGCCTCCATATGCTGGCGAAGTATACTACGGTCGGAAAGACCGAAAAACAGATCCGGAGGGACCGGGATTTCTCGGATCCGGAGAAGAATCCGGTCACAAAAGACCCTCGGAGTAAGAAGCAGATCGCAGCCTACCGGGAGAAGGAGCGGAACAGGAGGAAGCTGCTTGCGGATATGAAGCAGCATAAGGAATACAGGGCGGTTCTGGGAAGAGAAGTGCCAAAAGATTTTGCAAAGTTCCGGGAGATGAAGTATAATGGGAGTGGGAAGTGGGAGTATTTAAAGGGCTTGAAGCGATATTTAGATCAATATCCGACAAGTAACAGGAAATTTTATGATGCCGGGGAAGAATTAAAGAGACTGGGGATTAAGAAAGGTGTTCTTTTACCATCTGTTCTTGTACAGGCATTTATATTACCCGAGGGAAAGAAAGATCCATATCATATTATGAACCGGATGCTGGGGCGTAATATGACAGATGACGATGTTCGCTCTTATATGACTAAAGCGAAAGCAATGTTTGTTCAATGGGGAGGAAAACGCCTGGTATTTTATGGGAATTCGGGAATCGCAGTCATTACAAAGGTGAACGAAGATTGGATTTATAAAACTGCGTGGAAGCGAGCAGACTTTGACGAAGAAACAGGACAGATTTTGGAGGTGTTGAAGAAATATGGCATATGATTTGGATTATGAGTCAGACCATCATTGTCCCGTTTTTGGCAGGGTCATTGACAGTGATTTGTGTTATGAGTCTTTGATGGCGTTAAGTCGCGCTGTTAAAGTGTCTTCTGTGCCGGAACTTGTCGAGATACAGGACGTTGAAAAAGCCAGGAAGATTTGCGCGAAGTGTCCGTATAGCGAGTTGTAGTATTTTTATTGCGACGCCGCAATGAAAGGAATAAAAGATGATACAGTATTATGGTTATACCATAAGCCCGAACCAGATCGAGACTGGCGAGGGCTTTTTAATTTGCCGGAACGTGCCTATCAGCCGGACCGGAGACCAGGAGTATATGGGCTGGGAGATCGGGATCCCGGGGGCGGGAGGCGGACAGATCGTAACGGTCCACCGGCCTCCGGAGGAAGTGTTTTCCACGGCGGCCCTGGCAAGCTTCGAGGGAAAGCCGGTGACCAATGATCATCCGCCGGTACTGATCGGGCCGGATGACGTGAAAACGTATGAGATGGGCCATGCCCAGAACGTGCGCCGGGGAGACGGAGAGTGGGAGGAGTACACCCTGGCGGATCTTCATATCCACGACCGGGAACTGATCGATGCCGTCCAGAGCGGGAAACGGGAGATCTCCTGTGGGTATGAATGTGAGTATGTCCCCAATGGGGATGGGACCTATACACAGAGGAATATCAGAGGTAATCATGTGGCAGTCGTGGAACGGGGAAGAGCCGGGAAACGGGCTGCCATTTTAGATTCAGATAAAAAGAAGGCGAAAGAGCCGGAAAGGAAAGGGAACATGAATAAAAAAGGACTGTTTTTCAAACTCTTCGGACAGGCAGTAAAGGATAAGAGTCCGGAGGAGATCGAGCAGATGGCCATGGATGCGGCGGCCGCTCTGGAATCGGAGAAGCCGGCGGACGGACAGGCAGAAGGGCAGAAGGAAGAACCGGCAAAAGAAACGGCTTCAGATGAGGCTGTCATTGATGCCATTGCTGAAAAAATCCTGGCGAAGCTGGAGGAGAAGGGGGCATGTAAAAAGAAAGAAGAAACAAAGGATGCCCTGGATGCTGCCCTTGAGAAACTGGAAGAGGGCGGGGATCCTGGGCAGGCCGGGGAAACAGAAAAAGCATCCGGCGATACGGAAAAGGAGACCAGAACTGGGACCGGAATGGACAGATCCACGGCAGCGGGAATTTTAAAGGTCATGCGTCCGGCGGTGGCCGCCATTAAAGACGAGAAGGAACGTCTGGCCGTTTCGGATGCGCTGATCCGTCTGGTGATGGCAGAGGATACCCAGGATGATATTTCCGCCGTCTTAAAGGCATCCCAGGCAAACGGAAAAAAAGCAGCCGTGAACATGGTGACCGTGGATACAGACGCGATCCAGGATGCGTATGACGCTATGAATCCCCACAGGGGCAGAAAGGAGACGAAGTAAGATGAAAGGACAGGTAATCGGAAAGACCATGCTGCACGGATATGCGGGAAGCTATTCCAGGCAGCCGGATATGGTGGTGGATACCCACCCGCACGGAGGAAAGGCGGATATCCCGTTTGGATTCCCGGTAGCAGCAGGCGCAGACGGGGCAGTTGCTGAATGGGCGGAGACTTCCACAGCAGGGAATTTTGTGGGAGTAGCCGTCCGTGAGATCAAGTCGGCCACGGACTACATGAACCAGAATATGGGCACATACAGGCCCGGAGAAGCCCTTCCCGTGTTAAAACGCGGATGCGTGAACGTGATCTGCCAGAACGGGACACCGGCCGCAGGAAAGGCCGTGTACGTCCGGACAAAGAAAAATGGATCTTTTCCCAATGCGGTGGTGGGCGGATTTGAGGCCGCAGAGGATACTACAAATTCAGTGAAACTCTCAAATGTGCAGTGGAAGGGAACGGCAGACGCAAACGGAGTGGCGGAGCTGCGGATCCTGACCATCCAGAATGCGTAAGGAGGAATCAGAGATGGCATTTAAGAACGTAGGTACTTTTGATCTGGGAAGAGCCGCATCCGGCGCGGCGAGAGGCGGTAATGCGGCTGTGTTCAGCCTGGACGCGGATGGAATCGCATCCGGACAGGCATTTCTGACATCTGAGCTGGAAAAGCGCGACATGATGGTACGGACACCTCTGACCAGCTTTACATATGCCCGTGATATCCCGGTCCGCGTTGGAGGCGGATGGGCGGAGACTGTATCCGCCATGCAGGTAGGATATGGGATCGCCGGAGGTTCCGGGGACGGTATCGTCCATGCCGGAGGCTCCAACGGGATCCCCATGGTGCAGGCAGACTTTTCCAAGGGCACATATAAGGCCCACATGATCGCCGCAGGGACCCGTGTGATGTGGGTGGACATGCAGCGCGGGAACATGACTGGAAGGAACCTGGACAGCCTTCTGCGGGACGGGCTCCGTATGTCTTATGACAAACACCTGGAAGAGAACACATACGTCGGCTTTAAGCGCTACGGAACCACGGGGCTCTTAAATAACCCGGACGTGGTGGTCCTGGATGCGGCATCCAACGGCGCGGATCTGTCCAGTACGAAGTTTAAAGACAAAACGCCGGATATGATCCTGAAGGACATCAACGATGCGATCCTTTATGCCTGGTCCCAGTGCGAGTACGACCGGGATGCGATCCCCAACCACATTATCATGCCCTATGAGCAGTTCAACTACCTGGCTACCACGAAGGTGACAGATCTGGCGGAAAAGACCATCCTGACATTCCTTCTGGAAAATAATGTGGCAAAGCAGAACGGAGCCGACCTGTTTATCGGAGCCACTTCCTGGTGCAAGGGAGCCGGGGACGAAAGCGAGGACCGTATGGTTGTTTATTGTAACCGCGAAAAGTATCTGGCCATGGATGAACTGGTGCCCCTTACCAGAGCCATGACAGGGCCCAATACAGCAGAGTTCTGTTATGATACTGCGTATGCCGGAAACCTGTCAGAGGTGGAAGTGTTCTATGATCAGACCATGGTCTATGTAGACGGGATTTAGGAGGTGCTTCAATGTTTATCGTATCAAAACGGAGTTATGCAGTGAGACTTTCTGACGGATCCTTTTACCGGATCCCGAAGGATTTTATCGGGGAGATCCCGGAAGAGGTGGCAGAAAGCAGGCTGGTACAGAGGGCAGTCCGGAGCGGATCCATTGCGGTCCCCTCCGGGACCCGGGACCGGGAACTTTTAGAAGCAGACCAGAAAGCGGAGGAACTGCTGAAAGAGAACGACATTCGGCCGGATGCGGGGGAGGAAGCAGGCAGATCTTTAGAGGAACAGCCGGAAACGGATGAGGCTCCGAAGGCTGGAAACGCCAGACGCGGAAGAAAATAAAGGAGGGCAGCATATGACCACCAGAGACAACAGGATGGGAGCCTTGTTCCAGTCCGCAAAAGCAGCCGCGGCTAATGTGCCGCAGCCAGGGGAGCGAGGCTCCTATACGGCAGATATGTTCCGGGAGGATTTTCCGCAGTTCACCGTCCGGGTGCCATCAGATACAGAGGGCGGTGGGGAAACCATGAAAGATGCGGTCCCGGAAAAAATGCTGGAGCTGTTTATCAGCCAGGCCAATGACAGTGTGCTTCCTGGCCGGTGGAGCTCCCTCTGGAGGTATGCTGCCGGACTGTATGTGGCCCATTTTGCGGCCCTGTATCTGAAGACGTATACTCCTGGATCCGGAAGTGCCGCCCAGGTGGCCGTAAATGCACAGAATACTGGCACCGTGAAGGCGGCCTCCATGGGAGATACGTCCATCAGCTACGATAACAGCGCAGTAACAGCCGGAACCGAGAAATGGGGCAGCTGGAACGCCACCCAGTACGGTTCCCAGCTGGTGACGATGGCGCGTATGGTTGGAATGGGGGGAATGTATGTTATTTGATAATCCCGTTTTCGGAAACTGGTACACAGACACGGTGGATATCTGGCGGATGGTCCCGGTCCGTGATGGAAATCTGGATGGCATGGAGCGGAAAAAGATAAATCAGAATCCAGTGCCGTGCCGGGTGTATGAGACAAAGAAGGAGGGGCCGGCGATTGGTGAGAACGCAGCCCGGGAGAGGGCCGTGGAAAAGCTGGCCTGCGATCTGGCTGCGGATATCCGGGCCGGGGATGAGCTGTATGTGATCCGCGGCGGGAACCTGGGACATGCGAACCAGGGAGTGAGGTATACCGCCGGTCCTCCGGCGCGGTACTATGACCCGGTGGGAAGCGTTTCCACCGGCCTGGCGCACCAGGAAGTGGGGCTGCTGAGAGACAACATCATCGGGAGGTGAGGCAATGTCCAGCTTTGGATCGCAGATCCGGAAGCGGATCGGGGAACTTTATAAGGCCGACCAGGATGTTCCCGGGATCCTGGAGGCGGTGGCAGAAGGAGCCACTATTGAGGCGGTGCGGGTGGCGGGTCAAAATACACCACCAAATGACGGGACCCTGGCCGGGACGAATACCAGGAGCGGACAGATGGCGGAACACTGGGCAACGGACAGCGTGACGACGCCTGTGATCACGGAGGGAGCCGGGGCCAGGACGTACACCACGGAGCTGAATAACAATATGCAGTATGCCAGTTATGTCAATGATGGCCATGAGGTGGTTAAGCATTTTGTTCCGGGGCTGATCATCAATGGAAATCTGCTGGAGGAAAGTCCGGATGGCTCCAGAGGACTGGTAGTTGGCACAAAGACCACCTTCGTGAAGGGAAAGTACATGAAGGAAAAGGCCGTAGGGAAGTACCGTTCTGTGGTCCGGAAGGAACTGGAAAAACGGGTAAAGGAGGCGTTCCGGTGAAGTTTACACTGATGAGGGTCCTGGACAGTCTGGCGGGAGTTTTAAAGAAGGGGTATCCGGAATATCCGGTGTATATAGAACCGGGAATACAGGAGACGGAGCTTCCCTGTTTCTTTCTCTTTCTTATGCCGTCTGAGATCTCCGGGGAGACCGGAGGCCGGTATCTGCGGGACCTGGGTATCGACATTGTATTTGTGCAGCAGCGGAATATCCAGGATGGAAACAGGGGGATGCTTTCTGCGGCGGAATATCTGGACAGGGCACTGGACTGTTTTCCTTATACGGACGGAAGCGGGGATACGGCTCTGATCCATACCTTTGAAAGAAACTGGAAGACCGAGGACCAGGTACTGCATTACCAGTTCCATATCCGGCAGCGGGTATCGGTCCCTGGGGAAAGCGACTATATGAGAGAAATGGAGGAGAATCATGCCGGTATCAAAAAGCAGAAATAAAACGGCTGTGGAAAAGGATACACAGCCGGTAAGAAGGTATGCAACAGAAAAGCTTTTAAAGAGCAGCCATCTGAAGGAATATCAGCCGGATTTTGCCAGGGTGATCCTTACAGAGCCGGAATACAGCGTGGAGGAGGCAAGGGCAGCTCTGGATGCTGTATTGGGGCGCGGGAATGCTGGTCACGGAAAAAAACAGTTGTAAAGACTTCTGGCTCTGGTATAATGAAACCATCAGATACGAAAGAGGTTGCCGACGTGCATGTAGTGGGAAAAATAGATCAGGAAATATATCAATGCATTACGAATGACATCGTGACAGATGAGGTGATTATTACGGATGAGAGGATTGAGCATATCAAAGAACGTCATCCAAACGACTATGAGCGGTTTTGTTCGTATATTCCGGAAATGATTTCAAATCCAGATTATATTATTGAAGCGAATAAACCAAATACAGGAGTTATACTGAAAGAAATTGAAGAACACGGCGAAAAATTCAAATTGGTTCTTCGTATTAAAGTCCAGGGAGATCCCGATGAATATAAGAATTCCATAATGACTTTCTGGCATATAGGAGAAACGACCTGGAAGAAGAGCCTTAAAAACAAAAAGGTCCTTTACAAACGGGAATAAATTCGTTATAATCTTTATAGAATAGAAAGGGATCTTCGAGGTGAAAAAAGCGTCTTCATGCGCCACATGCCTTGTGCAATGGGCAAAAGAGATGTCGGGAGTGACGCTCCGGCCGAAGATTCCTTTTTATTATGGCTTTACCCGGATGATTATTTGAGGTGGTAGATTTCGTAGCGACCACACGCCGAAGGTATTGACAAGGGGAAACCCTGAGAGATGCAGGAGAGTGTTACGCCTGCCAAATAATCATCTGGTTAAGCAAATATAGATTATCAATACCACCAGTCAGAAATGTCCGGTGGTATTTTTGTACCCATTTTTAGCGTTGCGACATCGCAACGGGGAGGTGTGATGACTAAAATTGAATTTAGGGGAGAAGTCCTGCCGGGGTATGTTCCCGGCCTCCCCGAAGATATGGTTAAGGTTCAGCGAAAAGCTGGGCCTTTTTGATTTCACGAGGTAGGCGTGAAAAAGCCACCTACTCGGTGGTGGGTGGCTTAATTAAAACATGATTTAATGGAGTTCTGCTTCAATTGGAATATTGTATTTTGAAATGGTTTTTTCTCTCCAAAGAGAATAAACTTCTTCATCGATAGTCCCAGCCCAGTACAATTCTCTCATTTTGTTCCAGTCCTTCAGAAATTCATTTAAATGTTTGTCAGTGAATGAAATTCCCCATACAGTGGTTGGCATATCATTGGCATTTAATATATCTGTTTGCGATAAATAGATATTGAGCTTAGCGATATTCATTATATCAAAAAACATATCAATAATGTCAATGTAAGTATTAAACACTTTGTTAATACTTTTTCGTTCTGTTAGTCCACAAAGCCAACTAAGAGATACATTATATGCGTTTGATATTTTAATAAGCATATCCAAAGATGGGGTTTTTGCTCCGATTTCATAAGAGGAGATGCTCACCGTCGAAGCATTTATTTTTTGTGCAAACTCTTTTTGTGTTAAAGAAAGGTCCGTGCGTAATTCCTTTAAACGAGCACTTATAACAGAGGATGTTTTTTCATCCATAATAATCACCTCCATATTTATACTATAACATATAAATATATACGGTTCAACATAAAAAAATAAAGATAACAAATAGTATTGACTATATACTAATGGTATGATAACATAAACTGGAAAGGAGGCTTTTATGAAACTTTTATCAGTAAAAATTGATGATGATTTACATAAGCAGTTAAGAATATATGCGTTAAATCATGATCGAACAGTCACAGACATCGTAGTTGAACTTGTGAAGAAGGAACTTGAAACAAAAAAAGAGCAAACACGATAGTCTTGGCGGGCAACGTGTTTACTCAAAAACTGGACATAGGTGAACCTACATCTATCTGTAGTGTAACCTATTTCCTCAAATTTGTCAAATTTTAAGGAGGAAAGATTATAATGAATGAGTTACAGATTTTTAACAATGAAGAATTTGGACAGGTAAGAACGGTCGAGATTGATGGAAAAATTTATTTTGTTGGAATTGATATTGCAAAAGCACTAGGATATTCTAATCCTAGTAAAGCAGTAATCCAGCATTGCAAAGGGGTTACCAAATTGGGAATACCTTCAAAGGGTGGCAAACAAGAAACAAATTGTATTCCAGAAGGTGATTTGTATCGTTTGGTAACTCATAGCGAGTTGCCATCAGCAGAGCGCTTTGAGAGTTGGGTGTTTGATGAAGTCCTTCCTACTCTCCGTAAAACTGGTTCTTATGAGATGCCAAAGCAGAAACCGGACAAGCCAAAGAAGGAAAAACTCCCTTCCGTCAATATGATGGTAAAGAATATCCGTGAAGCCCTCCACGATGCCGGAGTGGATTCCAAATACATAGCCGCTGAGGTGGTGCGGATCTATTCCGATTCCGGTTATCCGGTCAATGTCCCACTGATTTCTGATGTTCCGAAACTCTGGGACTGTACCAGCATCGCAAAAGAGCTGGGAATCCTCTCCGAATCCGGAAGACCCCACGACAAGGCAGTGAGCGGGATCATCCAGGATCTGGATATCTTCGAGGATGAGATCGTGCGGACCGCATTCAGCCGGAACGGCCATGACGGAGTGACTGTCCAGTATAAGGGAAGTGTCCTGGAGAAGGTTAGGGAATGGCTGGAGGAAAACCACTATCCGTCACTGATCGAGTTGCAGCTTGCCAATGGCAATGTGAACAAGTGCAAGGTTCTTTACCGGGAGGTGGCGTAATGACGTATCGTGAATTCTGTACCCAGATCGTCCCGATGGTAAATGAACTCCAGGAAGAATGCCGGAAAATGGAGCCGGAAGAGTTCCGGAAATTCCGTCAGGAGCTTATGGAAGCATCTGCTGTCAGACCAGAAATCTGCCGAGACTTTATGGAAGCAGTGCTGGATCTGATCCAGAAGAACATATATGGAGAAGTTCCCGCCAGTGGTATGAGAATAGCATAACAACAACAGGTAATCAGAACGTCCTTCTACGGAGGGGCGTTCTTTTTATACAAATTTTTCAAAGAAAGTGAGGGATATCATATGGCAGGTGGAACATGGACCAGCCAGAACAAAGTACAGCCTGGTGTTTATATTAACACCAGATCCCGGGGAAATCTGGGCGTGAGCATCGGGGAGAAGGGAGTGGTGGCGATTGCAGAGCCGCTGTCCTGGGGGCCGTCCGGTGTGATCCAGGAGATTATTCCGGGAGAGGATTTAAAACCATTCACAGGGTATGATGTGACCAGCCCCAGAACCCTGTTTCTGCGTGAGATGATGAAAGGGAGCGATTCAACACCCGGCCCCATAAAGGTCCTTCTTTACCGTCCCGCTGGCAGCGGAGGAGCAAAGGCGGCGGCTACAGTGGAGGGGCTTACAGCAACCGCACGGTATGAAGGGATCCGGGGAAATGATATCACGGTGATCGTCCAGGCGGATCCGGATAAGGGCGATGTGTTTGACGTTATCACAGTGATCGATGGATCCGTGGTAGACGAGCAGGCAGTAAAGACCATTGAGGAGCTGAAGGAAAATGCGTGGGTGAAATTCACCGGCACCGGAGCGCCTGCAGAGACGGCCGGACAGGCCCTGGAGGGAGGAAAAGACCCGGAGGTATCCGCATCGGACTATGCACAGTTCCTAACGGTCCTGGAGCCGTATACATTCGACATCCTGGTCTATGACGGGACGGACAGTGCCACCATGCAGGCCATGGCCTCCTTCGTGAAGCGTGTTTCGGAAAATGTGGGTTTAAAGTGCCAGGCCGTGATGGCTGGGGCAGAGACCAGTAACAGCGAGTGGGTGATTTCCGTAAACAACGGTGTAAAACTGTCTGACGGGACAGAGTTGTCTCCGCAGCAGGCTACCTGGTGGCTGGGAGGCGCGGAGGCGGGAGCCCGGTATAATGAGTCCCTTACATACGCCCGGTATCCGGATGCCATTGAAGCATTTCCGAAGAAAAAGGATACGGAGATCAGTGAGGCTATCCAGAAGGGGGAAGTCGTTTTTATTGACAATTTTGGGACCGTGAAGGTGTGTACGGATATCAACACACTGACCAGCTTTTCAGTGGATAAAGGCCAGGAATATTCCAAAAACCGTGTCATGCGTGTGTTAAACCAGTTCTGTAACGACGTATACAGGCAGTTTTCCCTGTATTATATCGGAAAAGTGGATAATAACGAGTCCGGCCGGGGACTGTTAAAGGGCTGGATCGTGGGATATCTCAATGAGATGCAGGCCAATGGCGGGATCCAGAATTTTGTCGCGGATGATGTTACGGTGCAGGCGGGAAACAGCGTGGATTCTGTTCTCGTTGGCGTGTGGCTTCAGCCGGTGGATGCCATTGAGAAGATCTATATGGATGTTGCCGTGTCTGTGAACGCAGAGGCGGTATAAGTGTAAAGGAGGCAGGATATGAGCTTTTTACTGGAGCGGGATGCCGTCAACGGAAAAGAGGGCCGCGGCTTTATGACCATTGACGGGGAAAACCATGAGATGTTCGGGCTGAAGAAATTCCAGTCGGACGCAGAGTTTCAGGAAGCAGATTTTAAGGTGGTGGGGACCCGGCTGGTACAGAAAAAGACCACAGGCGTTGCCCTGACCGGTTCCATGACGATCTATTATGGAACCCCTTATTTTCTGAAACTCTTACAGGAATATCTGAAAACGGGAAAGCTCCCGTATTTCACGATCCAGATCACCAATGACGATCCCTCCACCAGCGTGGGGACACAGACGGTGGTCTTTTATAATGTCAAACTCCAGAAGCTTCCGGTGGCCATCCTGGATGCGGAAGCCGATTATCTGGAGATGGAGGTATCATTTTCATACACACATGTGGAGGTTCTGGACTGGTTTAAAGATCCGGAGCAGTTAGGAGGAAATTAAGAATGGGAAATATTGCAGCATTTTTACAGCCGCCGGTGATGGGGGAGGAAAAAAAGGTCTGGATTTCCAGACGGTTTAAAGGGGAGGACGGAAAGCCGCTTCCCTTTGTGATCCGTGTGATCGACCAGGAGACCAATGCGAAGCTGTTAAAACAGGCGACCAGGAAGAACCGTGTGAATGGCCAGATGGTCCAGGAGATGGATGCAGACCGGTATGGGAAGCTCCTGGTGGATGCCTGCGTAGTGGAGCCGAACTTCCGCGATTCCGAGGTGTGCGCCTATTATAAGACTACGGATCCTCTGGAAGTACCGGGGCGGATGCTCACGGCGGGTGAGTACAACCGCCTGGTGGGTGAGATCCGGAAACTCAATGAGCTGGTGGAGTCCGATGAGGAGCTGGAGGCTCTGGAGGAAGCAGCAAAAAACTAGCGGCGGAGAATACCCTGGATTCCAGGCTGTGCCAGTACATGCTCTGTAATCACGGGATTCTCCCCTCTGTAACCATGAAGATCCCATTGAAAGAGCGGCTGCTTATGTGGGAGTTCTTGCGGAAGGAAATGAAGGAGGCAAAGAAAAACTGATGGGAGTAATTAACGAGACCTTAAAACTGACCGACCATTTTTCCGCCGCCTTCCAGACGTTTATCCAGATGGGGTCCCGTTCTGCCGGCACCGCGCAGGCTCTTCAGGAATCCACGGACCAGTACGCCAGGACATCCCAGTACGCGGCCCAGCAGCTGGATGCCCTGAAGGGCGTCCTGGCCTCCCAGGAGTCCCTTTACGCGGCCCAGGGGCAGCGCCTGGATGCCCAGCGGCAGAAGGTGGCAGAACTGGCCGCCAGGCATGCAAAACTGGCCGCATCAAAGGGAATGGAGGCCGGAGCGACCACAAGGGCGGCAGAGGCTCTGGCCAGGGCCCAGATACAGGAACAGCGGATGCTCCAGGCAGCCTTAAAGACCTCTGAGGCCATGGAAAGGCAGAACACAGAGATCCTGAAATTTACAGACCGGATGGGAGGCGCATCGTCTGCGGTGGAGCAGACGGCCAGGAAACAGAAGCAGCACACAAAGGAGGTGGAGCGGACCTCCAGGGCTTCCGGAAAGCTTCTGAAGGCCACGACCCTCATCGCTGCGGCTGCCGGAGCTGCCCGCCTGGCAAAATCGTTCCTGGATTTTTCGGATACCCAGGCACAGATCACGGCCAGGCTGAATCTGATGAATGACGGCCTTCAGGAAACATCCGCACTGAATGAAATGATCTTCCAGTCCTCTCTGCGATCCAGGGCCTCTTATCTGGATACGGCGGACGCCATCGCAAAAATGGGAGTCAATGCGGGAAATGCGTTTTCTTCCAATACGGAGCTGATCGCGTTCATGGAGCAGGTCAATAAACAGTTCGCCATTGGAGGGGCAACGGCCCAGGAGCAGAAGAACGCCATGGTGCAGCTGACCCAGGCCATGGCCGCCGGTGCACTCCGGGGCGAGGAATTAAATTCCATTCTGGACGCAGCTCCGGGGATCGCCAGGACCATTGAACAGAGCATGGGATGGGCGGAAGGCTCCATTAAAAAGTATGCGGAAAAGGGGATGGTTTCTGCCGGAGTGGTGAAGAACTCCCTTTTGAGCATGGCGGAGGAGACGAACACGAAATTCCAGTCCATGCCGATGACCGTATCGCAGGCCATGACAATGATGGAAAGCATTGTCCAGCACAGTGTTTCTGGAATGGCGGCGGAGTGGAATGCATTCTTTAACTCAGCAGAGGGACAGGAGCTTCTGATGGGAGCCATTTCCCTGGTTTCCATACTGGCAGAAACGGGCGTTGCAGCGCTTTCGGCCCTGGGCCAGGGAGCCATGTTCGTGGCAGATAACCTGGACTTTATCCTTCCGGTCCTTGCTGCCGTTGCCCTGGGGCTTGCTGTGCTACACCGACAGGCAATCCTTGCCGGAATTGCAAGTGTAGGAAGCGCCCTGGCGTCAGCAGCCGGCTGGGCCGTTGCCCACTGGCCACTCCTTCTTCTGATCGCGGTTCTGGCCTCGGCGATGATCGCGGCCCAGCAGTTCGGCGTTGGGATGACGGAGGTATGCGGCTGGGTTGGCCAGGTACTGGGGATGCTTTACGCCATCGGCTATAACGTGTTTGCATCCCTGTGGAATGTGATCGCCGCCTTTGCGGAGTTTTTTGCCAATGTGTGGAACGATCCGCTGGGAGCAACCGCCCGGCTGTTTTTTGACATTTTTGATACGATCCTGGGGATTGTGGAAACAACGGCCGGAGCTATTGACGCACTTTTAGGTACCAGCCTGGCCGGTACTGTGGCGGGTTTCCGTGGGAAGCTGTCCGGATGGGTGGACGATACCTTCGGAGAGAACGCCATCCAGATCAAACGGATGGCGGAACTGGATGTGTATGGTACCTCACAAAGCTGGGGGCAGAAGGGAGAAAACCTGGGAACCAGGCTGGATAACCTGAATCTGAACCTGGAGGATCTGACCGGAGGGCTTGGAGGGCTCCTGGACGGCTTCACTCCCGGCGCCATTGATAATGTGGGGACGGTCGGAAAGGTCAAGAAGGTGGACGATATCCGGCTGTCGGACGAGGACCTTAAGATCTACCGGGATCTGGCAGAACGCCGGTATATGAATAAGATCGAACTGAAGACCCTGGCCCCGCAGATCAGTGTGACAATCCCACCTTCCTCCGGCGGGAATCTGACTGCGGAGGACGTTACAGAGCATATCCGGAAGATGCTGGTGGAGGAGATGAACTCGCAGACCGCAGTTTCCCATGGATAGGAGGCGGATTTATGGCGCGTGTAAAAAGCAGCTGTGCCATTTATGTGGTGTTTGGCGGAAGGAAGGTAAAGATTCCGGTGAACCCGGAAGAGATTGAAATAAAATATCCGACAGACCACAAGACATATGATGTGATCGGACTGGGGGAGATCGTGGTGCCCAGGAGGCCGTCTTTAAGAGAGGTTTCCTGGGAGTCCTTTTTCCCGGGAGACCGGTCGGAGCCGTATGTAAACACTGGAGCTGGAAAACCGGCCGGATATCTGGAAAGTTTCAAAACGGCCATGGAGGAGAAACAGGTATGCCGTCTGGTCATTTCGGGATCCGGTGTCTGTGATACAAATATGCAATGTGTCATAACGGATTTTGAGACAAAGAACAAAGGAGGGGAGCCTGGTGACCTTTATTACAGTGTGGGATTCCAGGAATACCGGCCGTATGCACCGAAGACCCTGACGATCCTCAAAGAGGGGAACGACGGGCAGGGGAACGCGGAGGCATCAGCAGAATCAGAGCGTCCAGTGGAAAAGCCGGTACTGCGGGTAGGCGCTCCTGTGGTCGTCAACGGGGACTACTGCTACGACAGCTACGGAAGCAGACCCCACGGAACGGCAAACAACCTGAGCACGACTGTGACCAGGATCGTTTCCGGAAACCCTTATCCGGTCCATGTGGGCCATTATGGATGGGTCCTGGAGAGTCAGCTTCAGATCATGGGATAAGAGGAGGTGCAGAATGGAAAACAGATCTCTGGTTATCCAGGTAAAGAGTGAAACGGAGGTGACATCCTATGATTACATCGATGTGGTCCGGGAGATCGAACTGACCACAAACCGCATGGATGCCCCGGGAAAGCTTGTATTCTCCTGCGTGGAGCAGGGACCGTTGAAAATTTTTGAGGGCAGCTCTGTTGAATATGTGGTGGACGGGAAAAAGCTGTTTAAGGGATACATTTTTACCGTGGAGCGGGCCCACGATGGGGAGACTTCCTACACGGCCTATGACCAACTGCGGTATTTAAAAGCCAGCGCCAGCTATGTATTCGAGAATATGTCCCTGTCCCAGATCATCGGGCAGATCGCGGCAGATTTTGGACTGAAAACCGGGAAACTGGAGGATCCGGGGTACGTATTTCCCAGCCTTATCAAGGAGGACGAGGGATGCCTGGACATCATTTTTGACGCTCTTTCAGAAACGATCACCCGGACAGGAAGGATCTTTCTGTTTTATGACGACGCGGGGGAACTGACACTGACAGAGGCAAAAAATCTTGTGACCGGGACCCTCATCGGAGATGGGAGCCTGGCATCGGATTATACCTATAAAAGGGATATTGACTCCGATACGTATAACCGCATTAAACTGGTCCGGAAAAACGAAAAGAGCGGCAGGACGGACGTGTATATCCACGAGGATACGGAGACGATCCGGAAATGGGGACTGCTCCAGTATTATGCAGAGGTGGATGAGAATCTCAATGAGGCACAGATCGATGAGATGTGCGGGGCCTATCTGTCCTACTATAACCGGGTTCTCCAGACCCTGAAGCTGGAAGCCATCGGCGTGCCGGGGATCCGTGCGGGGATGATCCTTCCAGTGAAGTTTAAGGATGTGGAGGTACTGGCGGGATCCCGTCTCCTGCTGGCAGAAAAGGTCACCCATAAATGGGACGGGGAATTCCATACCATGGACATAGAGGTGAAATCCTTTGAACAGTTTGGAGGTGCAGAGATCGTATGACGACGGAACTGATCGGAGTGATCCAGGAGATCGTAAAAAACTATATCAGAGCGGTCAGGCTGACGGATAAAGCCACGGGCACAGTTCTGACAGAAGCCCCCCTGTCTGTGCAGGTGGATGCCAGCATTCCGCCGGTTTCCGGCCCGGCGCTTCTTCTTACGGACGGTGTGCGGGAACGGACAGAGCCGGTGAAGGGAGGCACCGGTGGTACGGTGACAGTGACAGAGGGGCTGAAGGCGGGAGACAAGGTGCTGATGCTCCGGGTTAAAGGGGGACAGCAGTACATTATCCTGTCAAAGCTCAGATAGAATGGAGGGGATGGAATGGCAACACTGCCAGAGGGAGTAGGACTGGATTCCGTACTGACCCATGTGGACCAGCCTACGAAAACGTTCTTGATCGACTGGAATTCCTGCCAGATATCGGGGCCTGTGGATGGTCTGGAGGCCATGCGGCAGGCGGTAGAGATCATCCTCCAGAATGAGAGGTTCCGGTGGCAGATCTATACGGCAGATTTTGGGAGTGAGCTGGAGGAACTGGTCGGAGAGGATTATGATTTTATCGTCAGCGAGCTGCCCAGAAGGATCCGGGATGCCTTTTCCAGGGACAGCCGGATCCTGTCAGCAGATAATTTTGTGTTTTCGGACGGAAGCGGAGGAAAGCTGGTGTGCAGCTTTGATGTCCACACCGTATTCGGGACGATTTCAGAGGAGGTGGGAACGTGATCGATCTGAACGGATATACGCGGGAGGCGATCCAGAAGGCCATGCTGGACCGGGTTCCGCGTACCCTGGACACCAGGGAGGGGAGTGTGATCCAGACAGCCCTGGGTCCGGCTGCCTGGTATCTGGAGGGACTTTACATGCTGCTGGGACAGGTCCAGCAGAACGCCTATGCCAACACGGCAGCAGGCCAGTCCCTGGACTATATCTGCGCAGAGCGCGGGATCCGGCGGAAGGAGGCCGTGGCGGCCAGAAGGAAGGGAACGTTTAACGTACAGATCCGGGAAGGAGCGCTGTTTAAGACCATAAACGGGGCGGATTCCGTTCTTTTTATGTGTACCGGAAAACTTCTGGAGAAGACGGATGGGTCGTACACATACGAAATGGTGTGCCAGACGGCCGGACTTGCCGGAAACAGTTATTCCGGAAGTATCCTTCCGGTTTCGGCCATCAGCGGGCTCACGTCGGCAGTGATCGGGGAAACCATCCTGTCGGGGAGCGACGAAGAGGACGATGGCTCTCTGAGGGCCAGGTATTTTGAGACTTTTGATGTCCAGGCATTTGGGGGCAATATTATTTCTTACCGGACTGCGATCCTGGCAGTCTCGGGCGTCGGCGCTGTCCAGGTATATCCGGCCTGGAAGGGAGGAGGAACCGTCCTCTGCAGTATTCTGAACAGCCAGATGAAGCCGGCGGATAGTGGCCTTCTTAAGAAGGTCCAGGAGCTGATCTGCCCAGCGGAGGAGGGGGAAGAACTGCCGTCTTCCAATGGATATGGCATGGCCCCCATCGGGGCGGCAGTGACGATCACAACGGCAAACACGCTGGTGTTAAATATCTCATGCAGCATCCAGTTCGTGGAGGGTGTGGCCACGGGGGCGGAGATATACCGGGAGCGTGTCCGGGAAAAAATACAGGACTACCTGGATTCGGTCTGTGCAACCTGGGGAAATCCCATCAAGGGGCAGAAAATCGAATACGTGGTTTCTGTATATGTTTCACGGATTGCAGTGGCCGTTCTGGGAATTCCGGAGATCGTCAACGTGACGGATATTCTGATCAATGGATCCGGGAAGGATCTGGTTCTGACGGAAACTGCAGATTTACAGCAGATTCCAGAGTTAGGGACGGTGATGATCAATGGCGGCTGATCTGATCCATATACTTCCGGCATGGTTCCGCCCGGTCCGGGAATTCCAGGTTATTATGGAAGCCCATGGAGCGGCCCTGGACCAGGCAGAAAAGCAGATCCGGCAGACCTGGGATAACTGCTTTATCCAGACTGCAGACGCAGACACGATCCGGATGTATGAGGAATTGTTCGGACTGGTTTATAAACCAGGAGAAACATTGGAATTCCGCCGGCAGCGGATCCTCCAGATGTATAATATCATCCCGCCGTTTTCCATCGGCTTTTTCCACAGCCGGCTGAGGGAACTGTTCGGGAATGATTATTCCCTGGAGGTGGATCCGGTCAGAAGCACGATCCGCGTCATTGTGACCTCCAGCCAGTACGGAGCTGTGGATCTTCTGTATGGACTGGTATGGGATATTGTACCGGCGCACATGGAGGTGACGGCAAACCATCAGGTGACCAATGACATGGATGGAAAGCTTTGTATGGCAGGATTTGTGGCGGGAACCGTAGTCCAGACCATATAGGCCGATTTTAAGGAGGAAAACACATGGGAGCATATAAGAAAGCAGTGATCACGGACGCAGGCAGAGCCCTGGTGGCCCGGGCCGTGGCAGGGGAAACGGAAATCCGGTTTTCCCATGCCAGTACATCCGAGTACGTTTACCCGGATGGTACGAGATTCGAGGAGATAGAGAAGCTGGAGGGGATCCGGCAGACGGTGCTTCCAGCCGACGCGCGGGTGGCGGATGGGACACTGGTGAATGTGAGGGCCATGTTTGGCAATGAGAATATCCTGTCCCCATATATGATCCAGAATATCGGACTGTATGCCATGGACGGGGAAAGGGAGATCCTCTTTGCTGTTTCCCAGGCGCAGGTGCCGGACCAGGTGCCTGCATACAACGGAGTGGCCCCGTCGTCCTTTATTTTCAATCTCTGCCTTGCGGTTGCACAGGCAGCGGAGATACGGGTGACCGTGGATCCGGCCGGGACCGTGACCATACAGGATATCCTGGAGATCCGGGAACAGCTCCGGAAGACAACGGAGACCGCAGAAAAGGCAGCCGGAAGTCTGATAACCGGTATTACGATTCCGGCCTCCGGCTGGAAAGATCTGACCTATACCATTGAAAATGCGGCGATCCAGGCCGACAGCATCGTGCATATCGGGTATGCGTTTGATTCGGTCCCGGCGGCCCAGAAGGCCAATATACGGGGGAGGACGGAAGCTGGAAAGCTGATACTGGTGGCAAAAAAAGTCCCTGCAGGGGACCTGGCCGTGGATGAGATCCTGATCCAGAATCTGAAAGGAGGCGTGTAGTATGGCGGTATATACCAATGCAGGAGGAGGCGGCGGAGCGTCATCGGACGAGCTGACTGCCGCCAGAGGAGATGTATTAAAAGGGAAGACAGCGGTTACAAGCGACAGCAGCGATGAGCCGGTGGAGGGAACGCTGGAGCTGACTGGGGATGCGGCGGATTCCCATGTTCTGATCGGGAAAACCTATTACAATAAGGACCCGAAAACGAGGCGGGCCGGGACGATGCCGAACCGTGGGGCTGTGGCCCAGGAGCTGGCAGCAGGCGGGAGCTATACAATCCCGGAAGGGTATCATAACGGCGGTGGAAAGGTAACGGCAAAGAGCCTGGCGTCGCAGACGGGAGGAGCTACGGCAGCAGACGGGGATGTCCTGTCCGGCAGGACCTACTGGAAGGACGGTGCGAAGCGCACCGGGACTATGGCCAATCAGGGAGCGAAAACAGCAGCATTAAACGCTGGAGGGAGTTATGCGATTCCGGCGGGCTATCATAACGGATCCGGCCGGGTGACGGCCAACAGCCTGGCGTCGCAGACCTCTGCCAATGCGGCAGCGGGGCATATCCTGTCTGGGAAGACTGCGTGGGTCAATGGTAGTAAGCTGACAGGTACTCTCGCTGTACAATCTGCGATTTCTTTTAATGCAGCCGCTCTCTCCGCAACTTCGGTCCGGATCAGCTGGAAGAATCCGGCCAGGGGACCTTGGCAGGGAGTATTTATCCAGATGAGTACATCCGGGAATCCGGGGACGGGCGGCGGAACGAGAGTATATACCGGAGCCGGAAATAATCCAAGCTCGGCTGGCGGAAGCAACTATGTGGATATAGGCGGACTTAATATGGGAACCACCTATTACTTTACATGTACGTCGTACTGTGACGCTTTGGGGTGGGGATCCAGCTATAATGTAGCGGCTACAACAAAGGGAAAGATATTATATGATAATGGCTATAATCCATATGGTATGTACGATAGTTATGAGATTGCTACTTTCTATCCAACTTATGTAGAAAATCCTGGTATGCCTGGATCCGGATCTGATTCGATATATAAGTTTAAAACCCCAGTAATTGATTCCGGATATTCAAAAATGTGGTTTGATTTATATATTTTATATGCAAAATCCAATTACCCATTTCTGAATGCTAGTTATACATACAAACGTGAAGAAGACAGATATCCTAAGCAAGTTTCATTTCACGATACGAACAAGGCCGTTGTAGGAAATAAGAGGATTGCTATACAAATGGCAGGATCTGGAGTCGCTATCCAGGATATACGGTTTGACTGGACGGGATACGATCAGTACGCTCTCAATGGCAATGGTATCAGAATATATAAAATATGGCTGGAATAGAGAATGGTCGATAAAGCAATCCATTGAAAAAAAGAAAGGAGACTGGAATGAAAGCATTAATTATTTACGACGCAACAGGACGAATCTGGAATGTCACCTATGGCGAGGACATCCTCCCTACCGGATTATCGGGGATGGTCGCGGATGTCCCGGAAGGTCGCAGCGTATATGGGATTGATTTTTCCGGGAGCATCCCGAAGGCAAGATATGAGGAGCTGCCGAAAACGGAGGTGGAACAGATATCTGGAAAGATTGATGCGCTTTCAGAGAGCATAAATCATCTGGTGACAGGCAGTGTGATGCCCATGACTGTGGCGTGCTCTTTCATCGCAGAAACCTTCACGGATGACCAGGCGGTACAGGTTCCTGGTCTGTACCCGGAATGGGATGGGAACGGTATGGCTTATAAGACCGGCACAAGGCTCCGGTATACCGGTGTTCTTTACCGGGTGTTACAGGATCACACATCCCAGGATGACTGGACACCGGATGCATCCCCCGCGCTGTTTGCGGAGATTTTAATTCCGGATCCCGGGGTGATCCCGGAGTGGAAGCAGCCGGAAAGCACCAATGGATATGCCAAAGGCGACCGCGTTGCCCATGGAGGAAAGACCTGGGAATCCCTTGTTGACAATAATGTCTGGGAGCCCGGAATATCCGGGACAGAAGCTCTCTGGAAAGAATGGAGGTGATACCAATGGATGAGGCTGTAAAGGCGGAGCTTGCCAGGCTCCGGGATGAGGACAACCGACAAAATCACCGGATCGATGACCTGGAGCAGTCTGTAAAGGCGATCCAGGACCTTACGATCTCCGTCCATGCCCTGGCCCAGGACATGCGGCAGATGTTATCAGAGCTTAAGGACCAGGGATCACGGCTTGAGCGGTTTGACGGCCGTCTGGAAGCCCTGGAGCAGCAACCGGCGAGGAGATGGCAGCGGATGTCGGACAAGATCCTGGACACGGCCGTGGGGCTTCTGGCCGGCGCTGTGATCACGGGGATTGCAATGTTAGCTGTACAGTATATCAAGTAGTGGAAGGAGAAAAATAGAATGGATTTTAGCGTAATCATGCAGTACATATCGTATCTTTTGGTGGCCATCGGCGTGATGGCCTTTGTGGTGTCCACGGTCACCCAGGTAGTCAAGTCCTGGCCGGGCCTGGATAAGCTCCCCACGTCGGTAGTGGTGATCGTGCTGTCCCTGGTGCTGTGCCCGGTGA